TTACGTAGGCAAAGTTTATTTTGAAGTTATCAAAGTCCTCACCGATGACGGTCATAAGATTTACAAAGTTTCTGTAATCGAAACAGAGGCTCAAATCATCTTCTTTTACATTCTGTAACAGATAATAATTATTATCAGAATTTCTTATTATCATTATATCTCCTCCTTGAGTAGACCATTTATTACTTGTCTCAATGTGGCAATTTTTATATGGTCTGGCATAATCATTTTCTCTATATACTCCATCAATATATCCCTGTTGCTTTTCAGTTGCATGACTTCCGTATCATCCCCGTTTACACTTATAAAACCGGATGACATTCTTGCAAAGTCCGTGAACAGTTGAATGGGTTGATATATCTGGACTTGCTCCAATATCTTCATATTTTCGGAAGTTCCATAATCTTTCTTGTAGACCAGTTTTACTATATTACCTCTTATCTTTTCTGGTCTTATAGGTTCATCTGTAGAAATAATCACAAACTGTGGAGCATCTTTGTATTGTATAAATTCCAAATTATCGTTATCAAAAATATAATATCCTCTACTACTACCAGCATCCCCAAAATTTAATTGGAATGGGGCTCCAAGATAGGTGATGTTGTTTTTGTGTGATGGGATGTGAAAGTGTCCTGAATAGACTGCCTCGAATCTGGCAAAGTTGGTTATGTTTATATCTGATTTATAAAACTCAAATCCCTGAACCACTGGAAAACCATTGATTTCAAAATGACCAAGGGCATATCGAGCATCAGGAATGTCCTTCAACTCTGTTCCCCATGGCACCATTACTGCATCTTCCAACATTGTGACTTTATCAATTATCTTGATATTCGGATGCTCCTCAAATACACTTAGGCTTGTGGGTTCGATCTTATCCTTGTAGAATGTATCGTGATTTCCGATAATGATGAAAACTTCCAGCATTGCTTTGTGGAGAAGTTCGGCAATTTTCAATCCCTGATGAAGAGTTTTTATATTGAGATGTCTTCGATTATCGAAGAAATCTCCGAAATGAATAATACGTTTTATATTTCGTCTTACACAGGTATCAACAATTTCTTTGAACAGATCAAGTGTAATATCGTGATAGAGGTCCGAGCTTTTATAAATGCCTAAATGTGTATCACCCACAAAAATTGCATTTTTCATTACATCATTCCTTTTCACGGATGGATTGGTAGTCAATCGCACTACTGGATGGCTTATTAACTAAAAACATATATTCACGGTAACAGATATCCTTTATGTCACTATGCTTATTCTGCTCTTTTATGTATGTTAGAAAAGCATTTTTACAAATTTGTGTGATATAAGCAAAGGCATTTTGTGATTTGTCCTCATCGAAATTTTTGAGATACTTTAAACAAGTCAGAACCGCCTCTGAAATCATATCTTTTTTCCAAGTATAACCGGCAAAACTGCCCTTGGATGAAAAGTTTTCCGCAATGGTAAGTAACATTTTACCAAGTTCTTCAGATGCTCTTCCTTTTGTTTTATAAACCACAATTTCTGCTAATAAATCACTGTTTTTGATGTAATAGTTATCATCCTTTTTTGACATAATCTCCTCATTATTATGATATGTATTTTACGCTAAAATAGGGACGAAGGAAACCTATATTTGAAAAGTTATGATTTATCTTTTTGTTTTGAGAGTTGTTTTTCCAAGTATGATTGTAGCTGGCTCAAATCGCTTGATATTTCAAGATATTTTCTTCTGATTTTTTCGTTTCTTGTTCGCAGCTTGTCTATTTCATATCCTTCAAGGCAAAAGTCAAATTTCAATTTTCCCCGGTAGTTTTTTTTCAGCTCGTCATTGAGAGAGTTCACTTCATCAATAATACTTTTATTGAGTTTGTATTTCTCTAACATTTCAGATACTATCTCGCGATTGGCTGCATTAATTTTATCCGTCAATTTGATATTAAGCGCTCGAAATATATTGGTCTTATTGTCAAGACCGGAATGTGATAAATGTTTTAATAATCTCATTATCCAACAAGAGTAATATAACTTTCGTTATTATCAATCTTCCAGATTTTTATAGCGTTTGATGTCAGGGCCTCGGCAATTACCTCAACTGTTTGTTTTGTTGCAACATCCCAGCATTGAACAAGTGGCCATTCATTATTGAAATTATGCACTATATTGACAAAATAGTTACCCCCAAGAAATGTCCATTCATCAGCTATAACGTGAGTTACCAATATTTTTGATCTCTCGTTCCAGCTTTTCGCAAGTGCGTTGCTCACCGTTTTGTTTTTGGTAACATCTGTATCATATTCATCGACCTCTGCCACGGAAAGAGAAATTTCAACATAGTCAACATATCCATCATCAATTACACCGGGCTTTGACCACGCGATTTTGAACTTTTGCCCTGTATATCCATACTCTTCCAAGGCATCCGCAATCCAAAACTCAAAATACCCATCAGACCTTGTTGTAACTTGTGGTGTGACATTTGTTGCTGTTCCACCACTTTCTGCAAGATATACATATGCAGGTGTGGATGAATTTGCCAGATAGACGGAAATCTCCGCTTCGTTTATTGGTTGACCTTCCTCATTCTGGAGGAAATGCCAAAAGTGTGTTCTTGCCATAATAATACCTCTTATTTAATTGTTAATTCTATTCTGTAAAATATTTTCAATTCAACATTAGCCGGTTTGAAAATAGGACTACAAGCCGTGTACCATACCAAATCATCATACAAGTTATATAAGCCAATTTCGGTGATTGTCAAATCAGTTGATGTTTGTGGCACAGTAGATGTAACATAATAATAATTATTATCACCTCTCAATGTCGTCGAATGTGTACTAATTAGGCTTTTCAAAGCCCCATAATACTGTGCATCCCAATGTCTTGTATCATCCCCATTACCAATACCGAGATAGGAAATGTCTGCCGCCATTCCATCCATATCGGAAAATGTCTGCCCAATTTCTCTTATAACAGCTGTTCCTGAAACAGCCGATGAAAATGTTACCGTGCATCTACTGGTAGTATTTATTTGTATATTTTTAGGAATAATTAATTCATCATTTTCATCATACACTTCGATATGAAGTCCATATGCATCAAGACCATGTGAAATAACCCAAGTATCTTGCGCACCTGACGGATGATAAACATATGCTGCCTTACCAAGTTCAATACTTCCAGCTTGAATGGACGAGAAAGTTGCTGTAAGTGTATCATCATCAACTATCGTGACAGATAAAGGCATAAACACATCAAAATTTGTTTCCCTTAATTGAACAATAGGATATTTATCTGGTAGTGTATGGTCTATATTCCATGAAGCTGCTGACGGCCCAAGAATTGTTTGTGTGTATTCCGGTATGGCGATAAAACAATGCCCGTTCATTGGATTGTTCTCATCCCAATATATCCTGATATGATTGGAAGAAATTGTTTCTATTCTTGCTGGAAAAATTCTCTCATATTGAGGATTATAGCATTGGACTATAGGTATTTCAGTTCCCAAATTGTGGTGAATATCCCAAATTGATGATAGAGAACTTCTACTGTAAATTGCGGTTGCACTTATTACACCAACTGCCAATGGTTTTGTACATCGTGTGAATAGAAATGCAGAAAATGTCCCACCATAGAGAGATGTTGGAGCGGGCCCGAAATGTGTCAAAGGAGAAATCAGTTGTTGATAATGTGATACTCTTGCAACTGGGCGGACTTCTTCCCAATACTCAAGAAGATTGTCCATAATGTTTTTATTGATGATATAATCAGCACCAAGAGGCTCACCGCTCAAATCTATCTGGACTTTGTAATGTGGAGAAAGAATTTTACCATCAGGCCAAGAATAATCTGTCGGATATCCTCCAGCCCCTGTGGTTTCCAAGCTATGATAAAATCCTTCTCCAGCAGGCCCCACCGCCACAGTTCCACCATAAATCGGATTGGCTGTATAGAGATAATCCTCAAAATATAGATAGGGAACATCTTCTGGATCAATAACTGGATGCCATCTTTCATATATATTCAAGAAATTACTCGTACCGCCTACAATTGCTCTCCAAATAATATTGAGTGCTGTATATGTTCCCACCCTCTTGAGAAGATAAGGTAAGTTTTCAACCCACGCCCTCTGTGAAGGAATATCACCGAGCAGATTAGGAATGGTCATATTAAACATATTCCCGATATAGTACAGATAATCACTATCTGTTTCCTTCGGATCAGAAAGGGTAAGAATATTTTTTAGGCGATTGTAAATTTCTTGATATTGCTGGTCAAAGGAGACCTGTAGAAATTCTGTAAATCTGTCTGTCCTGTTATTTTCCGGTAGGGCGTCCACCACATAATCTTTCATACCGTAGAAAATAACATTGAAAAAGTTTTCACTTGTATCTGGGAAAATTTTTCCAAAATAAAGATATACCTTGTTTGTATTGACAAAATTTTTCCAATCTGAATTGTTATTTACAAAATCGTGAAACTGACAATCTTTCCTGAAATAAACTTCTGAACCCGCATATGTATTCAATAAATCCGTCCAAGTAACATCTGATGTCCTGTAATTATCATATGGCCCGAAAAACTTGAAAACATTATCCGTGGGTGTATCATCAACAGGAACACCTTTTATTCTCAAATATCCTGCCTCGGTCTTTATAAACAAATCAACACCATAACCAAGTTTAGCAACCATTCCGGAACTTGGCCCCCTCAAGTGAGCCCGCTTTGGATATGCTGTTCCATAGGGATCAATATTCTGGATAAAATCTTCAACTATAAAATAAGGAGAATCGCAAAATTTAGCCATTATGTTTCCTCTGAAAATTCGCAATTGGTCATATAAATTGCTGGAAATTGATTGTTCCCAAGTTTTATCTTTCTTAGTTGGTTCTCGCCTGGATATGTTGATGCTGCTTCTACATATTGAGGATAGTTACCGCTACTATTTGGTTCGTATACAGTATAACTTTCACAATCAATATTTCTTATAATCAAATTCTGTATTCCTTTCACTTGAGACCAAGTTTCTCCCGTGGTGGATGATTCTGTTGAATCCATAATATAGTTTACAATATCAATGTGAGAAATTGTTTCTGCAAATGAACGGTTTGCGGCATTGAAGTAGTATTCAAGTTTATCTCTCACATCATTCATTACATCTGTATAAACATATGTTCTTTTTATCTTAATACCTATATCAAATGAAAAATATACAAGATCAGGTAAATCAAACTGCTCATAGGTTGTAAGTATTTTTCTTGGTTCAAGATATGTAGATAGCGTTTCCATCCAAGATGATGAGTATGCTAATGGAACAATGATTTCATCTTCTGCTCCACTTGTTGAATATGATATAGTCGAATCTCCCCACTCATTAGGTATCAGAGCGATGTGGACTTTGTTATATTCCTGAATGCTTCCTGACGGAGCAATCTCCTGTTCACCCCAAATGTGCGCTGCAATAATATCAGACCTTGCCTCAAGATGTGATCTATAATCTGCCGCTGTAACATTCCTGTACTGTGAGTGAATAGCCCCAGTTGATGCGTCCTTGATTTCTGCTATGGTATCAGGAGCAGATGAACCTATAGTGGCGGTTAAATTTGTCACAGTATATTCTGCAATTGGAATTGTATCTCCAGTTGTTCTGTTTACCAGAAATGTCGTTTCTGGAGATGTAATTGTATTTGCACCGGCCGCCCCGTCAGCTCCGGCAGTTTTCAAGAGATAAACAACTATATCATCTGTAAGCTCGGGAACAGTTCTATTATTGGAAAATTCTATCAGATACTTTTCATACTTGTCAAATCTCAACATATAAACTGTATCAACCGTTGATAATGGTGATAACTCATCATAAAAATCAGAAACCCTTGTCCAGACTTCATCATTTACTTGAACTTCTACTGAAGGATGTTCTGTTTCATCAATATCATCATCATAATCATAATTTTCAAATGGAAGATAAAGAATGTTATCAATCAAATCTTCTCCTCTATATGTGTATGTTCTTACAATTCCCTGTCTTATCGGAACTGTTTCTGTGAGTGTATATGGAAAGGTTGCAGTTGTAGGAATTGTATAAGTAAAATCGGTGATAGTTGAAAATCTCAAAATATCTCCATTCTCATCTGTAAGATCCGGCGCATCAACTTGTTTCCATCTCTGAATATGGATTTCATCGCCGGGAGAAATACTTGCACTTGTAAGAATTGTAATTGTTAAATCTGTCTGTGCTGACCTATATCCCTGTGGGTTATATCCTCTCAACCTTGATAGCATATGAACTGTTTCATACAAGTCGGCTGTGTCTATATATTGATTTTTTGCAACCTTATTTGTATAATAAGTTGTAAGCGCCCCAAGATATGCAATCAGTTCTATAAGAAGAGTGATATTACTTCCCTCATAATTATAATCAGCAAAGGTAGTTGTGTTTGCAAGTAAATCTGCTATCCTTGCTTTTATAGTGGGAAAATCCATATTTAGATAATCTGGAATTAATGTATTTGCCATAATTATGTCCTCTTCAAAACAAAAATTACTTTGTCAACATTTCGATAATTTGTTCCTTGTATCGAATATGTTACTGTTATATTATACTGTGAATTATCATAATCCGCTTCCACATTGATGTTTATTATTTCAATGCGGGAATCCCAGCTGGATATTTCCTGTAATATTGTATTGCCAATCTCTCTAGCAGTTATCTCATCTATCGGTTCAAATAAATATCTTTCAAGCTGTGCGCCAAATGTTGGCAACATTCTCCTGCTTCCCTTTCTCGTCTGTAGAATATTTCGAAGGGAATTTTTAACAGCATCATATTCAGTAACCCTTTTAACATCCCCATCTGCCTGGCGGGGCATCTCAATATCAAAATCTGAATAGATATCTTTAATTGTATATGTAAACTTTCCTGGCATTGATCTTATTCACAATCAACATTAGGCGATCCTGCAACTATAGTTCCACTATATGTTCCAGAAAAAGAATCACCTATTCTTGCGATTGCCCTCCCATTGGCATTTGTGTTTAGTGCTCCTGAAACTATCGTTCCAATATGACCACAATTGGCTCTTACTTTATCACCTACTCTTGCCACACCTATACCATTTGCATTTACATTTGGCGAACATTCTATAATAACACCATCTTGATAACCGTGTATGCCTGATGAACAATATCCTGTAACTGCATCTCCCAATCTACTTACTTTAGCCATATCAATTCAAATTTATCGGATTTCCTGTAATATCACAGGAACCTGTAACATTTATTGTACAATTCCCACTTACTGTAATCTGAAGATTTCCACCAACTGTTGTCTGCTGGTCTGATTGAAATCCTTCTGTCACATTTCCAGAAACGGTTTCATTCTTATTACCATTTATATTTATGGTTTCATTTTCCGCAATAGTCTTGCTTCTATTTTTTACACCGTTGATTTCTATATTTCCCTCATTATCTATGATGATATATGTACCGGCAGAATGATATACTCTAATTCTTTTTGCATTTGGTGTCGAATCAACCTCTATAACATGACCACCGTGAACATGGAAAACAACATTATGTGGGTATATTCCCAATCCCTTATCAAAGTCAGGCCCCGTTTTATCGGGATATGTTCCCGATGGATCAACAAATCCATGAAGAGTGTCAGTTGGTGGTGATGACGATCCGCCAGGTAATGTAGCAAAATATATTGGTCGAAGAATATTTCCATTTTCGAAAAATACAAGAACATGAGAACCCTGAAGTGGAACGCCCCACACTCCATAATTCGAAATAGAGCCTTCAATTAATCCATATGCCGGTTCCGCCCAGAGTAGTTCATCTGTAGGAATACCTTCCAAGGCGGTTTTTGTTTTTTGTGGAGTATGAATACCAAATATTCTCACTCTTACTCTTCCTGCTTCCAGAGGATCAACATTATCCTCAACAACCCCGCGATAAATCCCTAATAATTTATCTCTGGGTAGAGTCATATCTGTAAATTCATTTTTTATCATCATCTTACATTACCCAATTTTTGTGTTTTTACTTCAAGATTTATTTTTGTAGCACTATATAAGTCTTTTATTATAGAATCTGTATATGCCGTTTTCAATAAAACAAGAAGTTGTTTATAGAAAGGCATTGTCCTTCCGCTAAATTGATGAGTGACAGATTTTACAAGATACTTTCCTTCAAATGATTTATTAGTAATATATTCTTTTGCAGTACTTGGCCATATGATATCCACAATCATTCCGGCGTATCTTCTCTCATGCCCTACTACTGTCATTAAAACTTCATGTTCCTTGATGTATCTCTTGAATGAATCACTATATGCCATATTTTCCAAAAAAGCAATATCACTATCGCCTTCAAGATCAAATCTTGCCGATGTATCACTAATATTCCAAAAAAAACTTTTCTTTCCAAATAATGTAAATTTTTTAATCATATTTTCGTATGTATAAGGTTGATCAACGAAGCTTTTAGTGACAAAATCATATCCAAGTTTGTGGCCTCCTTTTATACCTGTCATTGATTGATAGTCAATTCCACTTATTGTAAATCCAAGTATTTTATTTAAACTCTGATCTGCCCCAGTAGAGAAATAATATCTTTGCGGGGTTCCATCAAAACCCTTTTCCAATTCGGTCTGTTTCAATAATTTTTCCAATGTTACAAAATTTAATCCCCTCGAATTATTATAAAATAGATAGCCTGGCGCCAGAGATTCCAAACTACTTGCTCTTCTTGAAAGCCATTTTATAGCTTCCATAGGCGTCCAGTATGGCATATAAAAATTAGGTATGATTTCTTTTGTCTCCTCAAAATTTACATATGGCCGAGTACAAAGTAACATAAAATCTGAAATATGTTTTATAATATCAGAAATTTTCTTATTAGTGAAAGACAAGCTATATCTTCTTTGCGTAAGAGTTGTAAACAGTGGTTCAACAAAATACATTTCCACTTGATTCAAATCATACCCCTCAAATTGCCCAATTGGAGAAATTTGATTTATAGAATAAACCATGAATATTTGTGTTCTATCATCATCCAACCCATATGATAAATAAATTGGTTCGTGGCCCACAATAGGTAAAAGTTCAAGACCACCAACTTTATCAAGAAAAACTAACTTACCAACCATGCTTGCAGAAAAAATATCTTCAATAAAAGTAAACTCTATAATATCTCGCGCATCAATAAACGCAAAGCCCCTTTTAGTTCCAATAGCAACAGTAAAATCCCCTCTACCAACGGGTTTTTGAGATGTATCTATCATAGTTCTCCAATATCTCTAATTTCACGCAAAAGAATTGGTATTACACTTGGAACAAGAACTTGTATATCATTTTCTTTGTCCAGTTCTTCAAATGGATTTATAACTTTATTTGCCAAGGGTGTAACCCACCATAAACCAACTGAATTATAAAAACCATTGGAAATTAATTCCCACCAATCTTCTTCTTGAACCTCATAAACAGAATAGTACATAACATCTCTAAAGAGAGATTCATTTATTTCATATGATCGAAAAATATTTAGGAACAATGTTCCATCTTCTTCCTTCATAATATTGAAAAGTTTGATATAAGAAACATTTAATAATGTATGACCGGTTAAATCTTCAAATGATTCTGTGACTTTTATTGATGCCATGAATTAAAACACCTCCGCTTAGGATGCTCTGCTTAATCCCTCCATTTGAGGTCCGATCTGAACTTTTGATGTTTTCGTTCCAACTGTTACCAAACCTTTATCATGGAAAGTGCTATCCCATAATGGAGGTATTTCTACAAATGAAAGATGTAATTCACAATATGAAGGATATCCTCCTATATATGGACCCTTCCAAGTTGGTTCAACAAGTGTTAATGCTGCATAATCTATTTTTAAAAAATCTATGGGATATGTCTCTAATGTAAAATAAAATGGAAAATCTATATCTGCTAAATCATTTACCCCTCCTGATTTTAGTTTGGATGGAGATGATAAATATTGCAGAATCCTTACAGGATAAATGATTTCATTATATAAAGGTGTACCAACATCCGCAAGATGAAAAACAAAATCGTATTTTCTTCTTTCAGAATTTTTATAAACCAGCGCGGTATCAACTCTTGTTTTCGCAACTTCGGCTTGAGATGCGGCTATGAGAGCTTGTCTGACAAGCTCTGGAAAACTATCGCCGGCTTTATTAAATGCATTAGCAATTGCCCCAATAAATGCTTTACCGGCTCCATATAAGTGAAATTTTGAAGCCTCCTCCGCCGTTTCAATACCTGTCCCCTTTAGCTGTTGTTTAAGGTTTCGAAGTTCTGTTCCCATTCGTGATACCCATGCGGTTTTTTCAGCAATACTTGCAGCTAAGGATTCATATGGGCCCCAATCATGAGCAATTATTTCCTGTAATTCGTTAGGCGCAAGAAAATAAAATGTAAATCTTTTATTTCGGGGAATAAGTGTTTTATCTGCCCTGCCCCATGCTGCCATACTATGAATACCACGTGCAGATATTTTTAACCAAAGACTATTTGTATCATTAGTATGTAATGATGAAGGGCACCATATTGCCGGAACATCGTCTGTGATTTCCTCTGATGGTGCTGTTTTTGCACCGGCATCACGCTGGGCTTCTATTTTCTTTCTTATTCTCTGCTTGGCCGGTGTATTATCCTTTTTACTGCTCTGTGTAATACTTTTTTTTGTGTGAGAATATTCCCTAACTGCAGCACCAGATTCTTCCCAGCCAGGTAAGCCGGGCTCATTTAATTGTTTATTTTTATAAGCTCCCGCCATTTTGTTTCTCCTTAAATTGTATTTTGTAAAACAATATACCAAGCCACAGGTGTTGACATTAAAGTAGGTAGTGGGTCTGTGGGTTGTGATCCTTGCCCTATATTACCCATCATATTAATAGGGGATGTATTTACAGTTGCAGAACTCATACCAACTGGAACAGGAAGAGCCACGGGTTCCCTTTGTCCTCCACTCGTAAGTGCAGCAGTAAGTTTATTTAACATCATTTCTTGATTTTCTAAATTTCTCAATCCTGCTCCTGTTACTCCCTTAACAGGTGCACTGAGTTCTCTTCTTGTAAGAGACACTCTACCGCCCCTCTGAAATCCCATTAACGTGCCAGCGCTCAAACCACCAAAAGTAAAATTACTTGCAAATCTCATCAAAGTTCCAATTGGATCACGAATTAAGGCAGCCATTCCACCAGGCAAAATGCTGTTAAGCATTCCAGCAGTTCTTTTCGGTGTTATCCATTCACCAACTGATGCCCTAATAAGTTTACTATCAATGCCGGCTCCGGGCATTGAAGGCCCGCCTGTAATTTTTCCACCTTCCGCCATCCCGGCCATATTTTTAATTCTTTCAACATATTTTTGTGTTTCTGGATAAGGAGGAATACCTCCATATTCTCGTACTCGTTTTGCCCCGGCGTTATATGCGGCAAGAGCCTTTTCCCAGCTTCCAAATATATTAAACATCTGTTTAAGATATCTTGCTCCGCCTTCAATATTTTGATATGGATCATAAGGGTTCACATCCAGATCTTTCGCCGTTTTTGGCATTAATTGTGTCATTCCTATTGCGCCTTTTTTGGAAAGATTACGTCTACCCCCGGCCGATTCTTGCTGTATCAGAGCTCTAAAAATTTCTTCTGGTATTTCATATCTCTTTGCTATCGTAGTAATATATTCATCAAGTTTTGGGTCTTGTATAGCATTTTTCTTTCTTATCTCCTCGAGCACTTTTTTTCGATACTCTGGATCTTTTTTTATGCGTTTGAGCTCTTCAGTTTCTGCAGCCTCGCGTTTTATTTTTTCCCTTTCTTCATAAGCCTTCAATATCCTCTTTGTTGTTTCTCTGTATGGCACGGCCAGACCAAAACTGGCTATATTCAATCCATATTCGACCCCTTTTTCTTTAACCGCTTTCATAACAAGATCAAATAAATTTTTAAATTTTTCAACGATCCAATTAGTAAAAATCTCCCAATCTTTTTTAAATGCTGGATCATCAATAAGAACTTTTATCAATGATGCGCCACTAATAGCCAAAAGACCAAGAGCAACTGGAAGCAATAGAGGAGCCAATAATGACATCATTCCACTTACCAGACCAGCAATAGCCGAAATAAATAGTGGAAAAGCCCATTTCATCAATGAAATACCGCCTTTTATAGCTTGAGCAGATTTTTTAAATGGTGAGATTATTTTGCCAAGGCCGCCTTTTGTTTTTTCCCATAACCAATACTTTGCAGCCAGAGCTTTTTGATATGCCCAATGTTTTAATGCATTCTTTTTTTCCTCGGCCCATTTTTTAATTGCTTCCTTTTTTTCCTGTCTCCATAGCTCTGCACGAGCCTTGCCAGACATCCATGGCTGTTTAAATAATGTATAAAATTTTGTAAAAAAACTTTTCTTTATAGATGAAAAGAACTTCTGAAACGGGGAGAATATAAAATCTTTAAATTTTTTACCTATATCTTCAAAAAATCTCTTAACTGGGGCCAGGGCCCAGATACCTTTCGCCGTTTTCCAGAGAGCCTCTCCTATACCCATTACGGTATTTTTTGCAAATATAAAGGTATCTTTTGCCAAATCAAAGAGAGGCGCCATATCACCAAGTATGTCATGTAACTGTGATTCGAAAAACCCTGTTATTCTTTGAATACCATCTCTTATTGTCGAAAGAACTTTAAGATTCCAGAAACCATACCACGCTTTCAAGAATGTTCTACCCCAAAATCTTTGTAAGAGCCACCTCTCGACTTTCTCCCTCATTGACATTGATTTTCGAAGGGCCCTGTAATATCTCTCTAATTCTGCTTTTCTTTTCTTTTCATCCGCTGTTTCATCTTTTTTACGTTTTTCTTTTCTATCTTTATTTTCGATTTTGGTTTTTTCTACTTTGTCTGTCTTATAAAGTTTTAAAATATCTTTGTGAATTTTTTTAAGATATCTATCAGTAGCAGTACCAGCCCCCTCGCCACCTCCAACAACATTTTTACCTTTAACCATACCAGCAGTTTTATCAATGTCTTTCTTAAACTTCAACATTTCCTTAGTTGCTGCTGTGGCAAAAGATTTGGTAAATTCCTTGATGAAGGTTTCCATTTCTTTTCCAATTGAGGGACTGGTTGCCATATATTACTTCCTCTATTTCTTTATTTTTTCTGGTTGCTTCATAGCATCTGCTTTTTGTTTCATATCTTTTATAACAAGGTTGAGAAAGGCTTCTCTTTCAAAATCAGGCAAGAGATTGCTTTCCTCAATACTTATATTCGCCCGGCTTGCTAAATAATACTGCTCCTCTGTAATAGTGTGCAAGCTCGTGCCACAACACAATGTATAGATTAAAAGAAAAAATCTTCAAGAGGAACATCCCTCTTTGATTGATAGCCACATTGAGGACATTTAATGTTAATTGAAAAATCAACACCAAAATCATACTTCTCAAACCACTTTGGAAGTTTTACCTCTTCCTGTTCTGTAAGGGAATCCAGTAAATAAATTCTATCCTCTATGCTCAAGTCTTTCTCTTCACCATCTGGAGTAATAATACCTTGTATTGCAAGAGCAAGAATTGCTGTCATTGTATGAATAGCCTTTTCAGCATCAGATACTTCTGGATAATTAACTTTTACCCATTCCATCGCCTGTTTTTGCATACCTCTTGTAATTAAGGACATTCTCACAGATATATTATCATTTATTTTAACAATATCGGGCTCTGACACATCTTTCTGTGGTGGCGCTTCCTCTAACATACTCTCTTCTTTTACTTCTTGAAGTGATTGTGTCTTTTTCTTTTTAGATGCTGAAATCTCTGGTGTCTTAACCTTCTTTTTATTGAGCTCTAAAACTTTCACCGGCATTTCAGAGAGATTCACCGTCTGTAGTGATTGAGAGCCACAACTTGGGCATACTGTTTGAAACTGATAAGTATTTCCTTTTGTTGCCTTTCTTATTTCCAATAATAAATAAAATCTATCCTGTAAATATAAATCATCTATTTTAAAATCTTCTCCCAAAACACATCCGGCTAAAACATCATCAAGTGCAGTCTCAATTACTGCTTGATCTTCTGCGTTCTCATACATTAGCAGCTTTTTAATCTGCCCCGTTGAGATTGGTTTGAATTTTACAGTTTTACCACTTCCTGGCAAAACAGTTTCAAATTCATACACATTGATATACCTTTTAAAATTTGACATAAAAACCTCCTTATATTGGTATCTTTCCTCTTATTGCTTCCATATTCAAATCCAAATAACTTCTTCCTGCCCTCTGTAAGAATGTTGCAAGAGCGCCAGGTTCTCTTTCGGTTATTGTATGATATTGATAGGAAAAAGTAACATCAAATTGGACTAAATCATTTGTTTGATAGTCTAATTGAATTTGTCCTATGCTTTTCGGCCAGGCCCCATAAAGTTTAAAACAACAAATGGTGCTCCCTGTATCAAAACCCAAAAGATGAATATCTTGATCAACCATATAGGAAATGGGCTTACCATAGATATTACTTTGTGGATTATGAATTATTTTTTGCCACGCCCAGAATTTTGTAAGAATCTTGGCATCATTGTCAACAATAAATGTAACATTCCAATCACCATCACTTCGAACAGAGGCCATCTTGTATTTTTGTCCAACCCAGTGTGATTGTATTTCTTCAATTGTAGAATCGGGTAAAGATGTGGATTTAACAAGATAAGGAAATTTTTTTACACTATTATTCAATAGAAAAACATCAACCGCTGTACCTCCAGCCTCAATTGCCCCCTTTGTTAAAAGATCATCTCTGGCGCCGCTTTCGAAATCCTCAACTGTTTTTGCTGTTGATAATGCACCCTCTACTCCCGCTTTTAATATATTACTGAGATTTGGGAATTGAAGATTTACATAAAACAGATATTGTCTCGCGCCACCGAGAAATCTTGCTTTATACTCTTGAATATCAATAGGTATTTTCATATCGTCATTATCCCCGTTAGTTTTTCATATCCTCTCTTTATTGCGTCCGCTATTTTTGTAGATGGTTTTGTCTCTAATCTCATTTTATAAAATGTAAAAACTACATTCATTGTTAAGAGTTCGGACGAGGCATAATCAAAAGTAATATTACCAACTGATTTTGGCCAGCATTTTTCCAATACAAAAGATTTTACAACATTTCCTGAATAATCTATCATATGAACTTCCTGATCTTGCATATATTGTGTAGAGTTCGCTCTATCGTGTTCTCTTTTTATACTTCTCCCACTTTTTAATTCTGACAACGAATTTTGAATTATATTTTGCCAGCTATACATTCTCTCTATAATGTCTCCATTAATGTCAACATTCATATCAACTGACCAATCACCGTACTTTCTATAGCCCGCAATTTTATAATCAAGACTTTGCCAGGGAATTGGAATTTCATCAAACATTGATTCTGGAATTGTTGTTGATCTTATAAGATAAGGCCACTTATCAAAATCAGATCCTAACCCAAATGTTGTAAGTGCACTATCTGCTGCAGGAACAAACCATTTTTTCCATCCATCATTTGTTGATAATACTCCTGTTTTCCCCATTTCTCTACTAATTCCAGCTGGCAATTTTAAGAGAATATAGAATAAAAATTGTCTTGATCCACCGGTAAATCTTGTGCGATATGTATCAACATCAAATAAAATCCGTGGCATCTTTCCTCCAAATAAAAAGGTCTGAAGAGTTTCAGTACCCTTCAGACCTTTCGATCCATTAGTTTTATCACTAAGCGTGGTACGGTATATAAGTATTTATTAATACCTATTATCCGAAAGTTACTCCAGTGCCATAAGTCACATTATCAGCAACATGATAAATGTAAGTAAATGTCATATCAAACTGGACAACATCATTAGCAGAGTAGTCCAATGTGGCCGTTCCGACCGATTTTGGCCATGCGCCAAAAAGTTTATACTTCATAATTGGCTTACCATCGTAACCTAAAAGTTCGAGCTGCTGGTCAGCCATATAAAGATTCGGTGCGGTGTAAATATTTGTTGTTGGGTCGTGAACAAGCTGCGCCCATTGCATAAACATTTGCTGAATTTTCGCATCGATATCCACATTAAAAGTAACTGTCCAATCACCGTATGTGTACTTTCCGGCAAATTTAAAATCGAATCCTTGCCAATTTGTCAGGATTTCGTCCGATGTTGTTTCAGGCAGGTTTGTTGACCTTACAAGGTAAGTTGCCTTTTCAGTATCTCCCCCTGCAATACTAATAGGAAATATCGGTTTATAATAAAATAAGTATTGTCTTGCTCCACCCTGAAATGATGCCCTATAACTATCAATATCAAATCTTGGCATTTTTTATTCCTCCAATTTATTCTCTTATCCAGCTGTCGCTCCAGCAAGCTCTGTGAAGGAGGCGCCGGTCTTGGTTGCGATAAAGTTCAGAACAATAAATTCTGCTGCCCTTGTGGGCTTAATGTAAATGTCACACCAGAGCTCATTTCTATCAATTCTTTCCGGTGTATTATTTGTCTCATCACAGACAATCATATAATCATAAATACCTCTTCTTGAACGAACATCTCTCAAGAATGGGTCAATCATATTGACCAAAAGAAGTCTTGTAAGATCATCATTTGGCTCAAAAAGAAAGTATCTTGCTGCTGTAGCAATTGCCTTTTCAAGAACAATGAAGAGTCTTCTTACATTAATTCGATTGAAAGCAGATTCCTTGTCAAGAAGTGTTTTCTGACCCCAAACAACTTTGCCCTGACCAGAGAACGAGACAAGTGGGTTGATACCGGCTTTATAGAGAATATCTCTTTCTCCCTGTGTTGGGTTCCAAGCAAGTCTCCTTACATTACCAAGAAGGGCTCTGTTAAGACCAGCCGGGGCAAACCAAGGATCAGAAACATCATCCGTATTGGCATAGATACCAGCGATATGTCCTGAACATGGAATCCATCTATATTTACCGTTCCATTTGTCATATACTTCAATCCAGTTACCATAAATGGAAGCATAACTGGTATTTTCATTAAGTGTCTGCTGTCTATAAGTTCTAAGTGATGTTGCCTCATTACCGGAGTTATTAATAACATCAGCATAAAGACAATCAAGAACAGCAATACAATCCTTTCTTGATTCTGCAATCGAAACCAGATATTGTTTTACTGTAGTGGATTTATTTCCATCAATAAGAATATTAATATCAATTTCTTCTGCATTTGCATAAAGATCAATATCATCAATGATAAGTGCATCCGTTACAGAATCATCCTGATCATCTGCCCCTCCTCCGAAACTCTGCCAAGATGATGTAGAAATCGTGATATTTTGATCCTTTTGTGATTCATTCATACTAATCCTAATATAACTTGATGATTCATTAATAACTGTTTCTGCGAAAAGTTTATTTCCACTATCATCAACAACATCTTGATCAGTAGAAACATTCCAAACTTCCTTTGTTGCATAGGATGTTTCTCCCTGTGGTTTTACCTGTACAATAATAAGGAAGGATTTAGAATTAAGAAGCGGACTATCAATTGCTGAAACATCTGAATATACTTCCCATTCTGAATGTCCTCCTGATGCAATTTCATTATAGGTTGTATAATCAATAACGGCTACCCTGATATTATTTCCCCACTCACCTCTTGAGTTGGCGATAAGATAAAATGGCCAAGGTGCGGTTGGTGAAACATCATCCGCAAACTGATCTGGGTCTTTACTTGGGAGGTCTGATAAAGTCAGAGCATCACTACCAAGAACAAACTGGGTGAATGTTGCTTCTGAACCACTTACAGCTTTCGTTCCAGCAAAAGTTGCGGATACGGGCATTGTTCTTGTGCAATAAAGTGCATTTCCATACCTCAAATATCCCGTAGCAGCAAGAATATCCTGATAGCAATTCGCCACATTTGTTGGTTTTCCAAATATATCTATCAATTCATTTACGGTTGTTATCAGAGTTTTCTTTCTCTCCGGCCCCTTGTAAGTATTCCTTAGAATAATTGCTGCAATAGAAGTAGCTACCGCTGGAATAGTAGTAGACAAATCTATTTCGTTTACATCTACGAGTGGTGACAAATAAAATGCCATTGTATGAATCCTCCAAATGTTTTCCTTATATATTTATGGATATTTCAATTATATTTATAAAAATTTACCCGATTTCGTATCTATCATATATAAATGTTGCGCTGGCTTCCAGAACAGCCCCCCCCTCTCTTGTTGAGAGAGTAATCTCTCCAAGTTGTTGAATCCAGACATTTTTAAAGTTAATTGCCATTATTTTTCTACTAAAATTATCGGTTATTTGGAGAGAAGCATCAACAACCATATTATTTGGTAAGACACCAAACTTATCCTTGTTATTATTTATATAAAATATCCAGTTTGCAAGCGCTTTCCAGTTTCTAAATTCCGAATCTACAATGAAATTTACTGTCCAAGAATCAAAAACCAGTTTCCCAACCTGTAATTGAAGTTTACCACCCTGCCAAGGAGACTCTGCTTGATCTAAAGACAAGCCAGGAATAACTGTGCCAAACAGGTTCAACTCAAGTTCTGCAGTAGCCGCACGGGATGTTTCCGATGGAAGAGTTGGAAACTTTAATCTAAAATTAGAGGGGGTTGCCCTATGTATGTTTACTGTTATTGCCATTATGTCCTTCCCTTACCGCCCTCCGGAAATACTGTATATCTCGACAAAATGCCCGCTGTTTCATCATATCCGAGGGCCTCGACATATACCGCTTCATCATACATACCACTTGCACCAGATGTAAATGTTGTTTCTGTTTCCTCTGCCATGGCTTCTTCTGAAGAATAAATTCTTGATATAACCTTCTCAATAAGTTTCCCATCAGGATCGGTTGTTGGAGTAATAGGCTGCAGAAAATATCCCTGAATAGTGAAAGTCAAGGTCCATTTTAATACTCTCCAATCCTCTTCCCCCCATTCTTCCATAATATCCGGTGTCGCACTATTGAAAACTGTTTTTAATTCAAGGTCTGCGTTCATTTCTGGAACATTGATTTTCAAGAAAACATATGGATTGAAAAACGGTAATATCTGTTCAAGAATTTGGTCAATATCAACAATATGAAGTGCCCAGATATTTACATTGAGAAGAAAACTATATGGTATCAGGTTAGGTATTGTTTCAATTGTTTTTGCATCATAATCTTTTGATATAACAATATTCTCGTTCTTATTTCCCAATCTTGAACCATCATAGTCAATTGACATAAGGGTTACGGAAATGATGGGAAGCTTTTCTTCAGTTGAATACTCTTTTATCCAGTAATATGCCTTTTCCTTTGGCCCGAATTTCACAGGAACAAGAACGGTTTTTGTTATGTTTCCGTCATTGTCATACCTTGCCACATATATGTCTGCTAACATATCGAGAAACTGTATAATTGTTTTCCTGAAAATTCTATAAAAATAATAAGTTCGTGCCATTTATTTTCTTACGCTGGGCCGGGATTTTCTTCCTGTTTTTTCTTGATAATTTCCTCAACATCACTTATAGCCGTGTTTATTGACAATATCTTGCCATGTATCCTTACTGCTTTATAGCCTTGCATTTTCCAGCTTTTGAGTTTAATCAATATTTGCATTTTAGTCATATTATTCCACATTGAATTTGGAATTTCCTTTACTTTTTCTTCAAAGAGATACTTTTCCAAAAGTTTATCTACTTTATTCATTGCTACTTTTTCTTCTCTTTCTTTTCCGGTCATTTCCTCTTTATCGGTTCTTCTCCAATGTAAAGTTTGCTCTTGAAAATTCAAGGCGGTCAACCAATTTCAATATATTACCTGATCTATCAATAACACAAAAACCTTCTGGTTTTGCTACATTGTAACCTTCCCCACTACGGATAAATGTTCCTATATTGCTGATTTCACTGAACTTTCTGACAAATATATCTTTCAACCTGATGAAAATCAAATAAAGATATAGTAATCCCATTATTTCTTTCTTATATTTAGTTAGAAAATGATGCGCAGAATCTATCATTTCCCTTCTTTTCTGTTTTGCTTCTGGTGATTTCACCTGTTCTGCTTGTTTCTCATATTTGTCCTTTATGAATATCATAAAATCATCATAGTAAAGTGATACGGAGCGGAGAGCGTTTGCCTTCTTGATGTTTTCGTTGTGGAATATCATGAATAATTGATATAGCCCGAAGCTTTTCATCTTTTTGAAAATATCTTCCTTGATATATTTCGCAACCCGCTCTGCTTCTGAAATCAGTTCATTTATCCTGTCAATTTCCGGCTTGGAGAAGTTTACTGTGCCGGATTCATCCCTGAAATAGGCATCCTGAAGCCAGACATTTGGATTATTAAAATACCTTGATACATCTATATTAAATTTGGCCGAAAGCGTATCAAGTGTATCTCCTGTGTATTCCGTGTGAACGACAATACCCATTTTGGCTTTATTGATCCTGTTTGCAAGGTCTGAACCGTCATTTGGTATAGCATAGGTTATTGTATTCGGTGTAAAAGTAATATATGGCATTCCGTTGATATTCTCTATTTTCTTATCATCTGTAAAAAGAAGATCTCCCTGATAAATTGTTTTCACTCCCAATTCTGATAGATACTTCAGGGAAGTTTTCAGCTTAGCTGCCAGACCAGGCGCATGACCGAAATATTCATTTACATCTTTATAATTATATGCAAGTTTCGGTGTCTTGTTGAAAATGGCTTTCGTAGAAACAAAGAATTTTCCATTTTCTGGATTAATACCAAAAAACACTGCTGGGCTATTATGAATAAGAATATATACATCACCGGCTTTTACATAAAAATTCTGATTATGTGTTGTCATATCACATTCTGGATATTTCTGTTTTATCTTATTCACTTTTTTGACTTTCATATTCTATAAGCCCTTTCAGTTTTTCAGATTGGAAAAATGTTTTTTCATCATCATATTTACAAAAAGAGATGGTTATCTTCCCATTTATTCGGTTTCTTTTATATTATCATTTTCATTCAATTCTATAGCCTTCACCCAACCCCTATTGATTGTATAAAATTCGTGATCCTCTGTAACTATTATTTTATCACCATTTTCCAACTCAACTTCTACCCAATTTTTATTATTATGATTTATTCTTGGTTTTATTGCTAAATTCAACTCATCAATACCCTTATCAAAATTATAAGTAAAAACTTCCACATCATTTTTACCAAGAATCTCTTTCATTTTCATATCACCGTTTTTCGTCTTGATTATTGTATCTGGATGAATACAACCATCCCATTTCACTGTGATAGCCGCCTTTGATTTCGATCCACCGGAAAGTGTATCACGAATGAGTTTGGCTAATTCGATATTCTTTTCTATACCATTCACGCCGTTGTTAAACATATTATCCTCAAAATGTTCTATATGCCGATTTATATCTTCATTGAGCACTTCTTGAATGGTATATATTCTTTGTTCCTTGAAGATTTGGCCTCTGACATTTCCAGGCCTTCCAATGGTTGCCCTGAGAAATTCCCTGAATTTCTCAAACCACTCCTTATTATCCAATCCCCTCGCTACATTTCTTTTATACTCCTCGAAGTCATTTTCTCCGATAGCCTTTCTTACCTTAGATGCAGAAATATCTTCTGCTGTTCTCTTGATTTCATCAAAGATTACATTGTAATCCACTCCGATAAACTGTTTTTTATAGTCTTCAATCCTGTCAGAACCGGCTATGATTGCAACACCATTGCTTGTTTCAATGTTTTCCTGTTTAATAATATCTGGAATATAACCGTGAGAAGATAAAATCGGATGTGCTTTCGGGTTCGTTATCTTGAGAATGGATTTTCTCTGATTGTATGTAAGGAAATTTTTGGCGAGTTTTGAGGATTTCTCTCCCTCGATGATAAAAATGTATACCTTTGAATATTTCTTGAGAGAGTCTTCAATAATTTTTTGGTGGGCTTTTGTGGGTGGTGACATTCTACCTATAAAAATACCCACCGCTCGTGACTTCTGTTCTGTAATGTAATTTGAAAATCTCATCTTAATAATGATATTTACTACCAGTATATATGTATTTCTTTCCAAACCGGTGTTACATTTCTATACTTATCTCTTCATTCCCTCCAGATCTCTCATCAGAGTGCTCCTTTCGTGTTTCTCCCACATATCAATTTCATAATTCATTTGTTTGATTATTTCATCCGGAATACCAAGTTTTTTTCCCGTTTTAG